TCTTCTTCATTCAAATCCTTGTATCCGTTGTAAAAAGTCTTAGCAAGTCCAGCATACTTGCGCTTCATCAGTTTCTCAATACGTGCATCCTCAACCACATTCACAAACTGTTGAGGAACTTTTACAGTCTCCAACCAATCTTCATCTGGGGTGAAGAGAGCATGACCCACTTCATGACCCACCAGAAGATCATATACGAGCCCACTTGCCTTTTCCCATAGAGGCAGAGTCAGAACACGAGTGTGAACGTTGAAGCAAGCAGTAGGAACTTTCTTGTGTTCCACCACAAGGTCTTCAGTGGCAAGCAGTTTGGCGAGTTGAGATTTGATTTCGTGAGAGACTGCCATTGAATTTCTTTCGTATGAGACTATCATAAAACGAAAGGTCGCCTTTTGGGCGACCCATGTGACGCTTTTTAAACTGAGCAAGTCGTTGTTTTGCTTGCCTCAGTGCTTGCGGTTTTAATCGTCTTTTCTGATCTTTTTTAGAATGTTTCTGCCAGTTTGGAACTTGCATAGTTTTACCTCCACTAGGAGATCATACGGCTAAATCCTTTTACCTTTTCAAACTTGAGGACACTTTCAAATCTGTCATCCATACCCGATTTATGAGAGATAATAAAAATATTTGAGTCCTTAATAACGTAACGAATAATTTTAATAAAATCTTCAGTTCCAAGTCCATCTAGAGAGGAATCAAACACCTCATCAAGAATCAAAAGATTCGTGTTGGTTGAATTTTTAAACTTGGCAACTTCCCTCCAAGTGAATAATAGTGCTAGGTCAATTCTTTGTTTTTCACCTTCACTGAAAGAAGAATAAGAAAAGTCTTCATGAATTGGAGATTGTACAGTTTCATTAAACTCTTCATCTAAAGTAAAGTTGATGTAGAAATCCAACATTTGCAGATACCGATTAACTTGCTGATTAATCAGTGGCAGATACTTTTTAATGATTTTGGATTTTACACCACTATCTTTCAATAGAGAATACGAAAAGTCATGATACTGAATCAAATCTTTCTTTCCAGACAGATCATCATATACTGATTTTAGATCACTCTTAAATTGTTCTAGTTTTTCATGTTCAGAATTTCGGTTTGCAAGGTTCTCGGTAAGAACTTGAATTTCTTTTTCAAGATTTTGGATTTGTTTCCGTAATCCGTTAATCCTAATATTATTTTGAGAAATGCCATTCGTTAGTTTCGAAATCTCTTTAGATAGAGTATTAAATTTGTGCTCTCGTTCTTCTTCCTTTTTAATTGCCTCCTCTAGTTCTTTGTAACCAGATTGCAACTCCTTTGCGTTATCTTGAGCACTCTTAATTCTATTTAACCGAAAATCTTCCTCAATTGATTGGGTGCATGTAGGACAAACCGTATTTTCCATGAAGAACTTATGTTCTTTGGTAATTGTAGATACTTTCTGAGAGATCTTGCCTTTCAGTTGTCCAAGTTTTTTAAGTTTCTCAGCATATCCAGTAATTTCATCCTGTTCTCGAATAAGTGCCCGAAGAGGTTCCTCAATAGTCTCGTTTTCCTTCATATAATCACCAATTTCCTTTTCACAATCGGTAATCTTTTCTTTATTGGCATTTACATTGGCATTGCCAAGATTCTCCAACTCTTCAATAAAGTTTTTCTGCATCTCAACTTTATCTTTCACCGACTCTTTCTTCAGTTCAAGAGTGCGGATTTCTTCTTTCAGAGAACGAATTTTTTCTTTGATGATCACATTCATCGATGAGAAAATCTTAATATCCAGAAGATCTTCAATCACTTCTCTACGGCTTGCAGCAGTGAGTTGCATGAACGGAACAAAGTTACTGCTACCCAGAATCACAATCTGAGTGAATGACTTATAGTTCATCTTGAGAATGGATTGCTCAAGATACTTCTGTTGATCAATCGCAGAAGAACTTTGATCCAGAACAGATCCGTTGCGATAGATCTCAAAGATATTTGGTTTGATTCCACGACGAATCATCCAGTCAGTAGAACCAATCTTTAATTCAATCTCAACAAGACAATCCTTCTCATTTGTTGTGTTGATGAGTTGAGGTTTGTTGATCTTACGAAAAGCCTTACCAAACAACACAAAACAGAGAGCATCAAGAATTGTACTCTTGCCTGCTCCATTATTCCCCACAATTAGAGTGGTTGAGTTTTTATTCAGTTCAACTTCAGTGAATTGATTTCCAGTAGAAAGAAAGTTCTTCCAACGGATTTTTTCAAACAATATCATTTTCTTTGGGGGGAATCACAATGTCATTAGGTGTAATGATAACATACTCATGTCCATGCATTTCACAAACATTTACGAGTAGATCACTATCAATTTCCATTACATGCATTTCAGGATAGTCGTCTTCTTCTAACATCATGGCAAAACGAGCAGCATCATCCTCTTCTTCAAACAAATACAGGACTTGATTCCCATCTTCGTTGACTACTGAATATGCACCTTCGTCCTCTCTTCCATTGATTGTTAGGATAAACATTCTACACTAATTCGCAAGCCTCTTGATATACTTCGGAGATGAGTTTTTGAACAATGGATTTATCTAGTTCAATCTCTGCTTCCTGTACATATCTATTTAAGATAGAAAGTGTATCTTCAGATTCAAATGCTTCAAAATCTTCATTTTCTTGAATTTGAAAGTTTTCTACAACTTTTAATTCGGCAACATTTGAACTATAAAGTTTATCAATAAATTTTTCAAACCTTTTAAGATCTGTTTTCTTACGAACAATTACTCTAACAATTTTATTTTGATACTCACGAGTATCAAATGTTTGGTAATCAGTATCTTCATAGTAAATACTATGAAACATTCTATAAGAATTATTGATTGGAATATGTTCTAAAGTTTCAGTATCAAAGATAGTAAATCCTCTAGTATCATTTACATCATTCCAATACAATTCATAAGGATTTCCTAGATAAAAGACAGTCCCGTTGTTTGATCTAGTGTGATAGTGTCCCGAGAAGACACGTTCGAACTTCTCAAATAATTTGCTCTCCAAACCATGCTCCATGATGATTTGGTTATTAACTCTAAATCCTTGGAGTTCAAGATGCCCCATCGCACACGGGCAAGTTGTCTTTTGAATAAGTTTGAGAGTTTTTTCCTCATTTTCTTGATTAATCCATGGAATAAAAAGAGTTGGTAGTTGTCCCAACATCACTTCGGTTGGTTCCGAATATACAGTCACATTATCATACTCACGTAAAAGCAAATCAACTGCATTTACATTGTTAGTGTTCTTATAGTATGCAGTATGATTTCCTACGATCGTATGAACCTTCACTCCCATTTCGTGAAGACAGTCATAGTAATTATTTTTAGCCCAGGATAGTGCAGAAAAGTCAATTCCTTTGCGACTATCAAAAGTATCTCCCATATCTACAACAGTAGTAATCCCATGCTCTTCGAGTGTTGGGAAAAATATATCATTGTAGAATTTTAGAAAATAATCATGAAAGAGTTTGGAATTCTTTCTTGCACCAAAATGTTGGTCTGTAATAATTGCTACTTTCATTCAGTAACGGAGTTTAGAGTGTACTGCATCCTTAATAGAATTATAGTCGGAGTAATCTGATCCGTCAACATTCCCACTCTCGAACACCTGATCAAATCCAGTTCTTTCTAGAATCTTGTTCTTAATTTCTAGTTGCTTCTTCTCCTTCTGAATGCGTCTCAAAAATGCGTAGTGAATAATTTGAGTGAAGTAAGCAAATGGATTCTGAGATTTCTCTGGATTAAAGTTATGAATATACTGAACACAATTTTCAATACCATCACAAATCATATCATCTTTGAACATGTAGTTGACAAAGTTTGGTTTAAATGATAAATGATTTGCAATCTTTAAAAAGCACTCTCCAACATACCTGGGAATTTGTGGTTTTGGATTGCCTTTAATTTTGGCAATTTCCACATCTTCACGATATTTAATCAGTGCTGCAAGAAATTCTTTATTGTTTACGTAATGCTCTGACCTTTTTCTCTTGGTCATAACTGCTGTAGTTATCATTAGGTTATCTCATAATATGTATGAATTATAGCACTTATCCAAATAGTTGACAAGGTATCAAATAATGTGTAGAATACCTTTGTTGGGTTTGAAGATGAGACTCTAGCTATTCTTAAAGAGTTTTTCTAAGATCTCTTTTGCATCATTTACATTGGCAAGGTATCCCATTTTGCGAGATATCTTTGCTTGATTATTTCTTGTTTTATCACTTTCTCTACAATAAGTTTGATACATAGAAATCATTTCAATGTCGGAAGATTCACTCATTGTTAGAACATCTTCTAGATTAATAATAAACATATCTTCAGTTGTTGTCTTTAACCAAGGTTCTATCTTATATCCCATGACAGAACCTGTTTTTCCTTTAATTTCAGCAACAATAATTGGATTTGTAACTATTAATAATGTACGATCTTCCTCTTCAGAAGCTGCAACTTTTGCAAATACTTCTTCACCGGTTTTTAATTTAAGTGTTGCATAAAAATCTTCTTCAATTCCCATTTGTCTTAAGTTGAATAGTGATTATTTCATAATTAAAATTCTCTTCATTATATGTCTTAATTCTCTCTATCAAATGATTTAAAGTGTAATTTTTTCTTGACTTAAATGTGCAATCATCGGATATATCATAAAGAACTGCTCTTGTTTTGTTTTTTCCTTTTCTAAGCACTCTTCCTATAGATTGCAAATTTCTAATTCTAGATTTACTTGGAGATGCAAATATTACATTGTGAAGATTTTTAATATTGATGCCAGTGCTAAAAGTGCCATAAGAAGCAACAATAATTGCATTATTTTCCCTTTCTGTAATTTCTCTAACTAATTCTCTTTCTTCAGCATCAACTCCACCATGAACAAAAAATACTTTACGATCATCTCGCTTGTTAGTATTTATTCTTTCAAATAAGATTGCCCCATGCGACTCAACCCTACTAAACAAAACAAGAGTGTTTCCCTTAAGATCTAAAGATAAATTAGTAATAAATTTATTTCGTTGCTCGTGAGAAATTAAATATTGAATTTCGTCTTCATAAGTTTCAAACTTATGTGGTGGATGTTTAAGAACAAGACATTGGATATCTAATTGAGAAAGATGTCCTTGCTCCATTAACTCCGAAGTTTTTGTAACTTTATATGATGGACCAAACAATCCTTCTAAAACCCATTTGTGAGTTTGAGTTCCATCTAAAGTTCCGGTAAATCCAAATCTAAATTTTGCATGATGTAACTTTGACATGATTTGTATCAAAGACTTGCTCTTGAATAAATGTGCTTCATCGCCTATGATTACACCATAATCTTCAAAGAAAGAACGTTCTAACTTATATACCGATTGCCAAGTTGTAATTGTAACAGAATGTTCATTAGTTTTTTCCCTACCAGAATAAATCCTGTGACAATATGACTCAGCATCCCAACCATAATCTAAAAAATCCTTGTACATCTGCTCTACCAGAGATGTCGTTGGAACAACTAAGAGAATTTTTTGTCCTTTATCTACATAATACCTTACAAGGGAATAAATCATCAAGGATTTTCCTGAGGCTGTGGGGCTTATCAATAGCTTTCTATTATGCCTTAGAGCATCGTATACTCCCTCTACTTGATACTCCCGCGGAGAATGAGCACAAATAGATTTCATATAATCTTTTACACCCTCATAAGATATTTCTTCATTTACTTCGAAGGGTAATCCGTAAAATTTATTTGTTTCAAATTTATAATTATATCCATACTGATTGCAAAAAGATACAATTTTATCCAAAAGACCAACATAAATTTGTTTAGATCTCATGTCAAAAAGATGTATTTCTCCGTTCCAATTCTTTCCCCTATATTGAGGCATGAACTTTGCATTTGGAACTTCAAATTTGAAATGATCCCTTAGTTCATACTCAATATGGGGTTGTGTTTGTATCTTTAAAAAAACTTCGTTTGATTTAGAAATCACCAAATCCGCATTATTAACCATAACCTGCTTGGAACTTAATTACTTCGATCGCATTCTTTATTTGATAAGTTCTATTTTGAATCATTTTGAGAATGCTCTCAATATAATTTAGCATAGTTTCATAGTAGTCAATTTTAAGACAAACCTGAGATAATTTTTCGTCCGCATCCAAATATTTTTGGAGTGTTTCTTTATCACGAATTTTTTTGGGAAATGGATTTTCTACATAAACATCTGGATCCGATTTTCCAGTGTAATATTCATATCTATCATGTCTAATATTTTTTCTCTGCTGTTCTGCCTTTTTCTTCAAAAGAATAATATTATTGTAAATATCAAAATATTTTGAATGCAAAATTGGAATATTTAAAGACTCTGTATGTAAATTATCTGGATCAATTCGGGAATCCTCTTCCCACATTTTCTGAATAGTGTCAAGGTCAAACGTCATAAATTATTTCCACTTGAATCGGTTATATTGTAGATAGTATACTTGAAAGTTGCCTCTGCAGTAAAGTATTCTATATCAGTATCTGTAGCATCAAACTGAAGTGCTGATAGAGAGTAAGGCCAAAGATCTGAAAATTTTACATTAAAATTAGTATTCTGATTGCTTGTCATTACAGTTAAAGTTGCATCGGAATAAATGTTCATTAACTTAGTATCCGACGAATTTATATATTTTTTCTCATTTTGCAAATCGTATATTTGCTCCAAACTTTCTGGATATCCAAGACCTCTAATCCAGTTTTGTATTTCCATATAATTTTCTAGATCCTCATCTACCATAAATCTGATGGTAAAATCCTCAAATTCAATCTTGTCTCCGGGAGTTGGAATGTCCTTAAGATAAGTTGGTTGATTTGCAATACCTAAAGTCATTCCTGGAATATTTGCAGAATTTCCAAAAAATGCAACTTTTGGTGCTCTATTTAAAGTGAACTTAAATCCAACAGGAGACAGAAAATTTCTATTCTGTATCTGATTTTTATATGCGTTTGATACTGCCATTTTTTAAATTATTTAGATAAAAAAAAGGGTCCCGAAGGACCCTCTGAATAAACTCTGTGAATTAGATCACATAAGATTTTTAACCTGTACTCTTCTGTAGTAACGGTTTGCGTTAACTTGAAGTCTGCCAAGACCCTGAGTGGTTCCTTCAGCAAATGGGTTAGCAACAAGACCATAACGGGTCTTAAAGCCAATCTTAGGCTGGAAGGAGTTCTCACCAACGGCACGAACCATTTGGAGAGGAACGTATGGGCAGTAGAAGAGACCTGCATCATAAGGATTAGCACCCTTATATCCAACAACGTAGTACTGGTTAGCAGCAACGTTTGCAGAATATGGGTCGATGTAAACTCTATACTTACCTGACAGAACACCAGCAAAAGTATTGCCGGTATCATCAACGTTCAGGTTTGCATTTAGAGCAGGGGTGTAATCGAGAACACCAGCCATGGTTAGTGCTGAAGCAACGTCAGCAGAACACAGGATGATGTTGCCCTTTCCTCTACGAGTTCTTTGTGCAATTGCGTTTGCATCACGCTCGATTTGGAACAGAAGACCCTTGAACTTCTCAACCGACCAACGACCGTTGGAGTCAACGTCAAGGTCAAATACACCAGGAGTTGCTACGTTAACAGCAGCACCTTGCTCAGCAACCTTATAGATGGTTCTGATAACTTCACGGTTGATTTCAGCAAGAATCTCAGTTGACAGAATATTTGCCAACTCAGCTTCTGCATTAAGACCGTGAATTGCCTTAAGGTCTTGAGCAAGTTCGAGTGAGTACTCGGCCTTCAGTGCTCTTGACTTTGCAGTAACAGTGACTTTCTCAATCGAGAAAGCCATCTGGTTGAATGCATTAGTACCATCATCGAGTGCTTCTGCATCACCCGTTGGCATACCTTGACCGACGTTATATGCGGTTGAGGTTGCAGTTCCAACAGGGTTCAGAACTGATGGGTTAGTACCAGACTGAATGGTAGTACCGATACCAGCATTAACGTCAGCAAAGTCACGGGTCAGAGTGGTATCGAAACCAGCATCGGTGCCCGAGAAGGTGGTGTTTGCTTCGTCGTAGAATGCTTCAGTTCCAGACTGATTGGTATATCTGGAACGCATTGCAAAGATCAGTCCAGTAGGACCAGACATTGGCTGAACACCAGCCAGATCATATGCGACCAGATTTGGCATTGAACGTCTGATCAGTGAGATCAGAACGGGATCGAAACCAGCAACAGTGTTACCGGCAGTGCCACCGAAACCACCTTGTGCGCCAGCAACGTTACCGCTGTTGGTTGGTGATTCCATCAGGCTCATGCCAGACTGGAATGCTGATTCTTCTCTAAGGAATTTTTCTTGGTTTTCCAGCAGGATTGCGGTTACTGCTCTACGATGGGAATCTTTGATTGGATCAAGACCCTCATAGTTGAGGAGTGGTGCCCACTTTTCCTGCAGATGCTCGGCTTGGAACATTTGCGTTTACCTATGTGATTGTTTACGTTTGATTAATATTAAATTCAGTTTTTGGCAACTGCTGAAAGGGTTCTCAGATACGCAGCCATTGTTCCTGAAATATTTTCGGGAGCAACATCTACTTGCTCAGAGAGAGTCTCAGTTTTTACCTTTGGAGTTTTGACTGCTGAGAAGTATGACTCCTTCAGCATCTCCAGTTTTTCACGATATTCTTCTTCACTCTCAAACTCAACACTTTCGGCAAGTGAAGCGAGCTTCTCTTTCTGAGTGACTGCTAAGCCCTCAGAAACTTGATCTAAGATTCCATCAGCAACCGACTCTGCGAGTCTTTGGTTAAGGTGGATATTCTTCTCAATCTGCTCGTTGAGTTTTGTCTCCATGTCATCAAGTTTTTCTACCATGCTCTCAAGAACATCATATTTATCTTCAGGGATTGATACATAATGTGCTTCAAAAAGTTCCTTCATGCCTGAGAGGAAACTCTCAGTCATTTCGGTCTTAAGTCCATGTTCGATTGCAAGTTCATTTTCGGTGAACCATTCATCGGCAACATACTCAAGATAAGAATCAACTCTTTCCTTGAGTGCTTCTTTAATTTCCTCGATTTCTTCTACTAGTCTTTCTTCGTATTGAATTTCGAGAGCTTCTTTAACTTCATTTACTTTAGACTTTAGAGCAGCTTCAAAAATTACTTTAGCTTTCTCTCTAAATTCTTCAGAAAGTTCTTCTCCACCAAGAAGAGCATTGACATCTTCCTCAATGTCAACTCCATCCTCTTCTTCAACTTCCTCTTCTTCAACTTCCTCTTCTTCTGCCTCATGGAGAAGATTTTCATCCTCAAGATCTTCATCTTCTTTCATCTTCTTCATTGCATCAGCAGACTTAGCACCTTTATTTACAACATCTCTAACTTGCTTGAGTGTTGCTCCAGGTGTTTTCAGTTTTGCTGAATCATCATCAGATTTGTAGTTTTCTGGTGTAGGACCACCGAGATCTTCTACATTACCCAGTTGAGTACCTGGATCTGCCATTCTAGGCATCGCATCTGCCGCCTTAGCATTTGCATTAACGGCGGTTTTGGATTGCTTAGTGCCTACTTCCATTTCTTGTAAATCTCCACGAGACATTTGAACTCTCCGATTAACCTTAGTAATTTAATCTATATTTATTTATAAATTAAAGATTTGCGAGAAAATCGTTGAATAAGTTCAACTTATTTTCTTCCAATCTCTTTTGATCTACAAGAGTATTAATAGTCTTGTAGGTTTTCTGTGCATATTTTTCACGAAGGATTCCACCATCCCATACCCATTCCTTTCCTTCCATAATACCTTCAACAAATGCATCAGGTGCTGAAGGATCTGCGACGATATCAGCAGCAGTTGCTAACATGAAATCATCTCCAACAACGTTGATTCCCTCACGAGTTAATTTGAGGGAACCAATACCACGAGAAGAAACTCCAAGTTTTACACCTTCAGAAATAAGTGATTCTGCAATTTTCCCCATTGGAGTGGAAAGAATTTTTGCCTTACCGATGAAGTTGGAACCAGACTCTCTGAGTGATACAATTTTATGAGAAACTCTATCAAGATTTACAGTAGGACCATCTGGATGTCCAAGTTCTCCAAGAGCTCTTCCTTGTAGAACATGGTTTTCGTTATAACGAGAAACTTCACGACGAAGAGTTTCCATAGGATACATACGACCATTACGGTTCTTAATGTTTCCCTGAAGAAAAACTCCCTCAATATAAAGTGATTTTTTACCGTTTTTGTTTTCAACGATAAATTCTACTTGTTCTATTTCTTCTCTGATAAGTTTCATTTTCTTAGTTGGTAAATCCTACTTTAGTTGCTTTGATTGCTACGTTTGTCCAAATAACGTCCGTTGGGAGTTTTTCCAAAAATTCAACAGTGTTTGCTGGCATACTAAAATAAACAGTAGTTGCCGCACCAACTAAAGTAGAAACCCCAACAGTAACAATACCGGCAGTGTTATTATGAAGACGGACACAAGTTGCAGCAGTAATGCTGGAAGCAGATCCAGCAACAGTTGCTGTTGCAACTTCAGTCTCAATTATTTTAGTCCTTTGCATTGTTATTATATAATACTTATTAGTTATTTAGTAAATGTATTATTCTTCGTCCTCTTCCTCATAATCACCAATTTCATCTACAATTTCATTTTCTTCAACTCCACCTTCACCAAAGAGTGAGTTTGCTGCATATGATTTGAATGTATCAACTCTTTCTGCAGATTTTGCAAAAAGAAGATCTTTGATTTTATCTGTAATTTGAGATGGACTCTCATCAGATGTAATCATGTCCATTAATTCATCCATTGTTTTTAATTCTCTAAACCACTATATTTATTAGATTTCTCCACCCTTTGGTATTTTTATTTCTGGAGATTCTACAGAACTTGCATTAATTTCAGGTTCCATTACTGGTTTTCCAAGATCTGTTTGCAATTCTTCTCCAGAAATTGGTTGTCCAGTTGCGGGATCTATTTGCATTTGTGATGGATCTGGAATTATTCCATCTTTAATTTCCTTTTTAATCAATAAATCCTGCTCAAGAATTTCTTGATCGGTTTGTCTAAGAACTTTTCTTCTCAAGTAATCTTGAGAAAAATATTTTCCAACATAAGGTTCTGCTGCTTGAACCATATTAAGTCTCTCATTCAACAGTTCTGCTTCTTTTAGTTCTGCAAAATGATTATCATATAAGAAGTCATATTGAATATGTTCTTCCATGACTTCCCAATCTTCTGGGGTAATAATGTTTTTTAAAATAAGTTGCGTTCTTAACATGTCATTGAACATGTAAGAAAATCTTTTTCTTAAACGTCCAACAAATTTGCTGAATTTAACTTCATCTCTCAAAATCTCAGAAGATCTTCCTAGATTAAAACCACCTTCACCTCCAATTCTTGATGATGGAACATTTAATGAACGATATAGTTTTTCTTGGAAATACTTAATATCTGTAATTTCTCCAAGATTTTGACCACCAGGAAGGGTGGAGATTTCAGTTCCTCTACCGCCTTCACGCCGAGGCAACCAGAAATCTTCAAGCATACTCATGTATTTTTTATCATCACGAATCTCGCCAGTGCTTGCATCGTAAACAAGTTTATTACGATATCGCATCATAACATCACGAAGATATTGTTCTGCTTTAACTTTTGGCAGATTTCCAACATCGATATAGAAAATTCTACGTTCTGGAGCACGAGATAATCTATAGATAACTAGAGAGTCTTCAATCATTCTTAATTGATTGAGAGACTTAATTGCTTTGTGTAGATATGAAAGTGTTGATCCTTTGTTTCTATCTACTAATCCTGATGTGCAATACGTAATAGAATCTCTTGCAATTTTAACTCCCTGAGATCCTCCCATAGAAGAAGGATTTCCGGTTGGATATGTCATTTTTGGATTATAAATGAAATATTCTTCAATCTCAGGGAATTCATATTCCATGGGATTTTCATTATTAATATTTCCCAGTCGATATTGATCTTTTTTATTTTTCTTTTGCTGCCTTACATATCTTATTTTTAAGGAATCGATATATCGTAACTCTTGAATTCCTTGCTCTGGCTTTTTGAGATCAATAACTTTGTGATAAAACAATCTGCCATCAATATACCAATTTCTGTAAATTTCATGAGACTTTCTATCAAAGTCTAAGAGTTCTAAAATATACTTAAATTCTTCTCTAATTTTTCTTTTAATACCATCACTTGCATTCAAATTTGATAGTTCAATTTCTATGGGACTATCATTTGAATCTGATACAATAGCTTCATTTACGATGTCTTCGATAGCACTATCACACTCCGGGTGAAGCGCCATTTCTCTATATCTTTTAATTAAATCAAACTCAGTTCTGTAAACACCTTCAATATCTACATAAGATCCAAAAAAACCAGACGTTAAATAATGGTCAGACCCGTCATCATTGTTAGGTGGGACGGGACTGACCGTAGTTGGTGATTTTGGCTCGTTATCCTCAATAGAGAATCCAAATAATTTTGCCATTATTAAAGTTGTTGACTACTTATATGACCTATTTATTATGCTCCAGATCCTGGTGCTTCGGGGAAGTAGTATTGAACTTGGAACTCAACTGTAAAATCTTCAATGGTATCAGTCGTATCATATGATAGATCAATTGCAGAAACTGCGGTTGGAAAAATATCAATGAAACGATATTGTGCTAAAATATTTGAAGGAGCACCAGTTGTATTATTTCCCTGTTGATTGGATGCACTTCTACCAAGTTGATAGACAACTGCATTTCCCATATAATCATTTGGGTTTGTTAGACCAGAATGATCTCCATATTGAGCAACATTTTGCATCCAAGCCTCAAATGATCTTCTATGTGAGAAATTCTCATCATTGATGATAGTAACAGTCCAAACATCAAAGGTTCTATCTCCAGCAACTTTCAGAGTACGACCTCTGAAAGGAACTTCGATTGGAGATACATTTGACCCTGGAAGTGCAGCTGCCTTGCAAAGAAATCTGAAGTTTTCAGAATCAAACTGCCCATCACCATCACCTTGAATTCCGAGGTTTACTGCTTGTGGGAATGTAACATCAACCTCAAATAAATTAGGACGGGCACCTCCGCCTGCAAGTTTTGACTTAAATTGTGAGATTCCTCTTGTTGGAATTTGTGCCATTTTTAGATTCCTCCTTTAGTAATTTATAATGAAAATCAAACTCTACCAACAACTTCTTCAAAGCTTACACCAGTACGTGTAGCAACGAAGGTAAGAGTGACGTAGTTGATGGATTTAGCTGGTTTTAGGAAGATGTCAGCTCTAAATTCATTATTATCAATTACGTCAGGAGTGTTGTTTGTTTCATCACAAACAACCAGGAATCCATAAAGTCCTCGTTTTGCCTGAACATCACGCAGATATGGTTCAACAATATTAACAAAGTTTGCTCTGGTGATCTGATCATTTAGTTCGAATAGTTGAGCCTGGGCAGATCTTTCTAATGCTTGCTCAATAGTTAAGAATAGACGACGAACGTTGATTCTATCAAAAGCAGATGCATATCCGAGAGCAGTCTTATCACCAAAGAGAAGAATGCCAACACCAGGTTGATTGACGATTGCGTTAATTCTCTTTGGATAGAGTTGATCTCTTTGTGCCTTACTTGGATTGTATGCAAGTTTGATTGCGTTGTTTAGAATTCCTCTTTGCTGTCCTGCAGGTGAGAACCATGGGAATGCAAAGATCGAAGTTCTTACCATCAGACCAGCAACGTCTGCGTTACATGGGATATAACGGAACTTATCATTAAATCTATCGTAAGTGTACTTATATCCACTATCAAATACTGCATAAGATGAAGAAGAAAGAGGACTAAAGAATTCTAAAATATTATCAGTTTGAGTGTCCGTATTTGTAATATCAACAACGTCTGCTCTATGTGGAGAAATTACTGCAACACAGTCTTTTCTTTGATCCGCAATAGAGATGAGGTTATTTGCTTTTGCTTGAGACTCGAACTTGTTACCAAGTCCAGGTCCCATGATTAAGTAGTCAACAGCAATCTCGTCTCTGTTGGAGAAAAGATTATATGCTGTCATTAGATTGCCTAGAGTTGCTGTCATTCCACCAGAAGCAGAATAATCAACACCACCAGTTAAATTGTAAGTTACGTTTCCGAGAGCACTGTAAGTTCTATCTTGTGCTGGTTGATTCCAAAGACCTTCAGTGTTTGTGTATTGAGTGAATGATGTTGAGAATCCAGTTGCTGATACTAATTCATTAGCATTCAGTTCATCCGAAGGATTATCTCCAACATAAACATAGTTTGAATACAATGCAAGATAATTTTTCCACCAAATTCTTTGTGGAGAATTTACTGCAGAAATAGAATCACTGGCTTTAGATAGACCAACGTGCTTCTCTAAGATATTGCCTTGGATTCCAGTGACAGATCCAGTATCATCAACAACTACTACGTGAATCTCATCATTTTTACCATTTCTATCTACTGCATATTGTGATGTTCCTGGTTTGGGAGCAATAGATTTCCAGTAGATTGCTGTGTTTGAAAGTGATAAGGTTTGTTGATCATACCAATCTAATATTGGATTTGTTCCAGTATTGATTGTTGAAGTTCCAACACCAACTCCACTACTATTAATAACACTAACTGTTAAGTTTCCACCAGCAGTTGCAGCTTTAAATGAATTGAGTTGGGATTTTTCTGCGTAATCTACTTCAGTTTCAACTCCAGCAGTGGAAACGACTGAAGTGACTTTTACATTTAGTGTGCTAGCACCAATTCCAGTAACGATACCCTTCAGGTATCCATTGAAAAGTGAAGTAGTTCCAACTCCAGCAGATACTACATTAGTTAGAGTTGTGGTTAATGCCATTCCAACCGTGGTTGATGCAGTAACACCAGCACCAACGTAGAGAATCTGGTCTGCTTGATCGTCAATTACACAAACTTTAAGATTGTTTGACCAAGTTCCTGGTGTTTTTGCAGCAAAAATGTAGTTAGCAACATCATCGGAATGATTTGCTTCGTAGTCATCGAAGTTCTTAATTTTTAGTGTTGGTTCTCCTGCAGTTGATACTCCAGAAGAATTTCTGATAGCATTTGCATTTACAAGTGTTGAACCATCAGCTCTAGCAACTTTTAGAATGCCACCATATGAAAGGAATGATGATGCACTCATCCAATACTCATATTGAGCATCTGTTGAAAGTGGTTTTCCAAAAACGTTGATTAGTTCTTGCTCTGTGGTGATGTCAATTGGTTCTTCAACTGGACCAAGTGCAAAAGGACCCGCAATTGCTCCAATGTTATCTAAAACATTATCAGCTCTCCCTACAGTTAAATCAACCTCTCTGACGAGAACGCCTGGAGATAATTGAGGAGTCGCCATGTTTTTCTCCTGTGATACTCAGTTTATCTAAAAAATATTTATGAAAAACTACTTTTTGGACGGGGAAATGGTGTATGAACACTACCAATCTGGATAAGACCAATCTATAAAAGAATCTTTCTTTTTTCGTTCACTTATAATTCGTCTAATAGTACATTCTTTACACTCATAAGAGTATGATGATGGTACAGGTCCTCTATTTTTTCTAGTTCTGTAAAATCCATCAATTAAATTTTTTATTTCTCCGCACGATCTACATTTTCTATCATTAAGGAGTAAATGACCTAATCTAATCTGACCATCAATATCCATTATGATAGATACTCCCACATATATGACCTATCTCCATATTCATCACTAAACCATCTATCACCATCATTATCAACAAAACTTTCGGAATCTAATCCATCAACAATAAATCCGAAAGGTGCCATATCTTGTTCTATCTGATTTTTTTGTTCTTCATAGATTCTCTTACGAACATCCTGATCTGTAAGTTCTTTGAAGTAATCCTGAGCAACTAACCATGCATAGATTACCAAGCACATAGCCAAGTCGTCATTACAACCCTCTTCTGCCTCAAATGAGTTGTGCTTCTGAATAAAAGTTGTAAGTTCTGCAATTATCTCATAATCATTAAGAAGAAGTTTATTTTCCTCAATCATTGTCTTGAGGTTTAAACATCCAACCTTCTTAACTGTCTTGGACATTTTTACTCCAAGTTGTGTTTTCTTTCCAGAGAAACCCTGTCCAACAATTTGTCCTGCTCTACCACGCATAGAGCACATCAAAAGATTATTGTACTCTAGATCATAATGAACAATGCTTGCTACCTGATCTCCAACATCATTTACTTCACATAAGATGTAAGAGTCGTTATAGTTTCTTGCAACATCTACAATAATGCTTGGAAAAAGCATTGGTTTTATTTCATTATTTCTATATTTTGCGACTACTTTATGTGGAAATGTGGTAATATCTATTACTGCGAATGCCGAATAATCATTACCAACACCACGAGCAACGTCAACAGTGATTACATAATCATGATTATCTTGAACATCTTCATAAACATCTAGACCTGCACTTCTTTTAAGTGGGTGGTCATAAACTAAACTCTTAAGTTTGCTTGGTGCAATCAAAGTATCAACAGATCCTAAGAACTCACACTCAAACTCAACCTTAAACTGCTGATCAGATGTGTTGGCAATAGTTTGTGCCTTCCATACCTCATCTCTACCAGGAACTTCACTCCAATGAACATCGGTTGGAATATATTCATTCTTCTTCTTTTCCGCATCGTGCCACATGCGGTAGAAATGATTCATACCGTGTGGTGTAGAAACGATGATTACTTTCGTGCTCTTACCAGAAGTAATAGTAGGATAAACAGATGCAAAGAAGGAATCTGCGATATGGTTTGGAACGAAAGCGAACTCATCGAGAAAGAGGATATTGAATGACATGCCTCGGACAGCACTCGCAGATGTAGAAGCAGCCAGAATCTTTGATCCATTCTCCAATTCCAAAGAACCTTTATTCCATGATATAATACCCTGCTGCATCCACTTGGGAAGGTTCTCATATGCAGTCTGTAACCTATCCAGGAGCTCCCTTGCGGTTGCTGCTTTGTTTGCGAGGATACCTATGTTGACATTATCATTGAAGACAGCATAGTGGAGCAGGAAAGACACTACAGTGGTAGATTTTCCAGTTTGTCGTGGCATCTTACAGATATTAAATCTGTGATTGTGAAAATTGTTGACTAATTTTTCCTGAAATGGATACATCTGAAAAGGTTGCAATCCCTTATCCAGGGTCACAATTTTTACATAGTTCTTTGCAAAGTAAACAGGATCCTCTTTACACTTTACAAACTCAAGAATCTGATCTTGAGTGAACTCAATAGGAGTATTTGCTTTTTTTAGTAATGGATTGCCAAGATATACGTCACTCATAATTTCACCTTAATAAATTTCTCTCCACTGAAGTGCTGCTGCAACGGAAGAAGTTGCATTGCCAGTTGTGGTAATTGTTCTTACAATAACTGCATAAATTTCTGAATTTGTTGAATCAATATTTTGAACAATAATATTTTTCTTTGCTGATGTAAGTGCTCCGGACGCAACTGGAGACAGTGAGTTTTGTGATGCACCAGAAGGAACATAACCAGACGCAAATACGTCTCCATCACTATAAGTTGTTGCATCTACACAAACTTCAACTCCACTATTAGCAGATGCAGAAGTCCAAGTAAGGGTTCCTGCATTACCAATATACACAGAACTTGGAAGTTTTACAATTTTATAAATGATACTATTAGTTTCGCAATGAATAGAAATATTATTTAATCTAACTGATATTCTATTGGGATATCCTTGAAAAGTATTTTTAAGACGAATTGCAACTAATGGAAATTCTGTTCCTGCTGGAGTTGGTGTAGTTCTTGTTGTAGTCATTGTATATGCAAAGTCAATACCACTTTCAACATAACCACCTTCACTCGCAACAGTAGAGCAAATCTGGTCAAATGATGCTCCAACTCCAACAGCAGTATTTCTTATTTCACAACGAACTGGTAGGTTTGGATTTGAAATATAAACTTTTGGGTTATTATTGGAGTGTAAAAATTCGTGTGCTGTAATTAGTTTACCATCATGAGCAAAACCACAACGAACTCTACCGACTCCTAACCACTGGAAATCAATAAATGCAAGTTGAGTTTTTGTAAAGTCAATATTAAAACCAGATGTTCCTGTCCCATCACACTTATCTTTATTCCATTGTGATTGTGGAATTCTTGTTTCTGTTGCAATTCCACTTGTAAAAGTTCTAATAACCCAGTTATAAGTTCCTATACCAGCATTAATACCATCAGATGTGTTAAGACCTACTTGTTCTAAGTAAATACCATCTCTATCATCAAAATATCCAGTTCTCTTAGTTGCATTCTGTTGAGGTGCATAGAAATTAAAAGAACTAAAAATTAGTTGTGATTTTCCTGGTTGATAATGGTGATAAAACTTTGTTTGATGAATGGAATATGCAGTGCTTCCAATACCCGTTTGTAGTCTTGCTGCTGCTTGATTTGCTATAAATGTAACAGTTGAACCTGTTCCAGAAACGCTATCCAAAAAATTTGGATCAACTGCATAAAGATGTTTATAATCTCCAAGAGTAAATGGTTCAGAAATTCTTTGCCTACCAAAAGCATCATATGCAGTAGTATCAGAATTAATAACTATTCCAGTTCCAGTTTGTATCCCAATGGTGCCTGTAACTGGGAATGGATTTTGAGGACTAATTATTTGACCATCACTAGAAGCAACTCCGACGACTTCAAATAGTGATCTTTCTTGGTTTAAATAATCTTGAATTTGTATATTCCACTGAGCCATAAATTAAATCCACTCCAATTTTGATGGATGATACCTTTTATCGTCTACTACTTTAATAGAACCTTTTGAATCTTCTTTAACGTATATATTTTGAACAATAGATCCGGGATAATCGTCTTGAAGATATTCTGTAAGATCCATTTTAGATGGAACACCATTCTCAGAAACCATGGTAATTCTATGAATATTTCCACGATAAATAATATCCGCCGAAAACTCTTCAGTCTGAGGTTCTTGATAATTACTATCATTACCACCAACAATTAAAGTTCCGTTGAAGTCTCCGGAAATATTGATGCTTTCCGATAAAAACTGTTTAAATGTTTTCATATCAGCAGTTCCAAGCTCTAAGTGACTTATTGATTCTACTATTAGGATCGTTAGCAGTCTTTGATGAAGTAAGTTTTTTCTTCATTCCTCGCATCCTTGCACAAAATGATGCCCTCCGAGGATTTCCAACCTCCTTACTTGGTGCTTTTAAATCGGACCCTGGATTTTCTCTTTCATAAGATTTGCGTCCTTTTTCATTAAGACCACCTTCTTTATTTTGACCCTCTCTGCGAGTCCATGCAGCACCTTCAGTTTGTAAAAAAGGTTCTCCTGGTTGATACTCTGCAACATGATACGATTGAACTCTAGATCCGGGATAGACTTTTTCAATCTGATATTGAACATCTTTTCTGCTTGGAATCGATAGTTGTGGAAAGAACATCTTAAGTGAATAGTACTTTCCTTTCCAAGTCAGAACTACATGCATTAAATTTCCAGTTTTTGCTGACATTCTTATTGCCTCTTCAAGTTCAATCTCTTCACTCACAGACTTCCAACTACCACCTGCTTTCTTATATTCCTTTGCTGCCCAACCATTAGCATAAGCAGAAGGATATACATCAAACTTTGCTTTTGCTCTAGACTTCATCTTGGACCATAAAGCAGGATTAGTCGGAACATTTTTCTCTTCAAGATTTTGAAGTTCTTCTTCTCCTGCAATTTGCTCAAGAACTTTTGCGATGATGCCAGTATGCTCAGGAACACAATTTGGAACCATCTTATTCCCCTTCTTCTTCATTCCCACTTGCTTATATCCAGTCCAACAAGGTCCCTTTGCCTCTTCAATATCATGTTCACCACTATCTAAGTAATCTGCCGCGGCATCAAGATAATCTGCTGCCTTGGTAATTTTTGATTGAACCCATGCTTCGATATTACCTTCACCTTTCCCCATTTTTTTCTTCAACCTCTTTACTGCATTTGCTACAGTAGAAAGTTCTGAACGAGCCATTGAATATTCATGATCTTTTTGCTCATTTGTTGGATGAATCTGAGCAATATCATACTTCATTTGATTTGTAGTAAGTGCTGGTGGCATTGAAAACATGTCCCAGTATCTTGCACCATAAGCACATTCACTTCTAGTTTCATTCTTTTGGCACTTCGGACAATACCTAACCAATCCCATTTCTTCTTTAATTTTATTAGATACCATCTTTGGTGCCCCTCCTTTTCCTGGACGATCTGCTACAGGATCTGCTTTTCTTTTTCTTCTTACAGCAGCAGCAATTTCATCCTTAGACATTTTTGCCGCCTTTTCTTTTGATAGACATTTTGGTTTACCTTCTCCAGGTTCACGAGCACACTTGCCAATTCTTTCACCTTTTGTATTGTATCTATCCCATCCACCACCACCTACTCCACCTTCTCCACCCTTTCCAAACCATTTGCGGAGATCTTCATCTATTTTCTTTTTACGTCCTTGACAATGAGCTCTCTGAGAAAATCCTTTTGGATTATTACAGTCGATAGAATTTTTGTATTTTTCACTCCATGCTTCGTAAGCCATACCTCTTCTAGTATGCTTAAGTTCGCCTTTTTGTTTTGCTAGTAATTTTCTTGATCCAGCACCAACATTAATATCAATTGGATTTTCATCTGGAGTCTTCTTTTTTGGATTATCATAAACATCCACATCACCATCAGCATCACGATCAACATATTGAACTGTTGAGTGATGTACCAATTGTTTTAGATCTAAATTTGGATCTAATTGGTGCTGTTTTCCTTTTAGATGTGGTGTTTTATGGCTAAAATTTGGTTTCATCCAAAAAATTTTTTATTCTGTCTTTTTTATTTATGAATCAATTGATATTCTTATAATTTTAAAATTAATGGGACTTGCTGCAGATGATGGAGTTGCCAAAAGTCTTACATAATTTCCTGATATATCACTATCAAAAGTTGATAATGAATCTCCAGTTTTTACAATTGCAAATTCGGTGTTATAAGTGATTGTATTATCATGAACAACCAAAAATTCTGTTGTTTGATATGATGATCCTTGATTAATTTGAATTTGATATTTTGCCGATCTGAAAGAACTTTTTAGAAAACTGTCGAGGGCAAATTGATTTGAAGTTGTTGTAGTAACTCCAGATACAGTAATATTACTAAAGTTTTTTTGACTGATAAGTTTAGGCATTTGCAGTTTCCAGAATGCTTAAGATCAATTTAAATGTAGAATTAGCACTTGCAAAAATTACAACAGAGTCACTAGTTTCCAAAACTAGTTTCCCATCCATTGGAACAAAAGCATCATTTGGAGGAACTGCCACTGCCTTTGCTATTTCTGTTGAGGTTGTACTTCTTTTGTGAGATACTGTTACAGTTTCTGTTGAAGATCCAATGTTGGTAACGTGTGCATATAAAACAATAGAAGTATATCCAGTGGGAGCAGTATATGCTGTTTGCTCCGAAGTAGTTACTTCTAGTGTAACTGTTTTAAAATTGTTGAGTGCTAATTGTGCCATACTAACTTAATGCTAAGATGAACGGTGTCATTGAATTAAATAAACTTCTTGTAAATGCTCTACCACTAATTGTTCCATTGTTTTGGTTAATGACAATATCATTACCAATTCTGAAGTTTCCTGCTTGATCTGTGCTTGTAAAAACTACTTTACCACCATTTGTTGTCACAACCTCATTTTCTTGAATGGGCACTCCACCTCTCAATGGAGTTGCGTTGGTGATATCATTTCCAGATCCAACATATTCAAAAGTATGGGAACTTGCCGTAATTCTACTCACTTGATAAAAGTATGCAGTAGTTCCAACACCAACCGTATTATTCAGATTTTCATCCAAGGTAATAGTAGTGATTCCAGAAGAAACTGGAGTTGAACTATTTATTGTATAGTAAATTGGTGACGTATTTGCGGATGCTGTTGCCGTGGTTCCTGAATTTGGTGCAGAAATCGTAACTGATGGAGATGAAGTATATTGAGATCCACTTGAAATAATGGTAATAGTAGAAACACGATCTCCATCTAAAGTTGCAAATGCTGTAGCAGTTGAACCATTTGGACCTGATGGGGTTCCGATTGTGACTGATGGTGTTGATGTATATCCACTACCACCATTGGTTACATTAATACTTTCTACGGTGTAATAAAGTGTTCCAAAGTATAAAACCTGACCTTCGTATGGTCTTGTAGTTGTATTAATTGCAACTGCTACACTATCAGTTCCGACTGATGCACTTGTAGTAACAATTCCTGTAAATTGAAGATCACTTACACCATCTGCAACTAAACCATAAGTCCCAAAATCTGTATTACTATTTGTAAGTGAGCACTGTCCACCCTTATACGCTGTAATACCTTCATTGCAGCAAATTGTAAAAACACTAACTAATTGAGCATATCCATTATTAGTTACTGCTACACCAACTCCACCTTGATTGTATTGTGTGTAACTATCACATACAATTGATTTTAGACCTTCTGCTTGATTTCCATCTATTCTCAATCCTATCCCGGTTGTGGTATTGCTAGTGCAATTTTGAATATAGGGACTTTCCCATTTACCTCCACCAACATTGGTTGCTATTTCTGTAGTTGGAAATCCAATCGCAGCTGCTGGATAAACATGATTTGTAAAAGTCATGTTTGTGATATAACAACCTTTTCTCACATGGAAAAGGTCTTGATTTGCAATATTTGGTGAAACAGTTACAGTTTTTAAATCGTCACCAACTATGGAGACAAATGGAGGAACTTCAATTGGATTATTTTCTAAATAATTTCCTGCAAGAACTTTAACAATAGTTCCAGTTGTAGCAATGCCAACTGCCCCAGCAATCGTTAATTTAGCATTATCAATTGAGGTTCCATTGTTGGAATCATTTCCATCTTTGGCAACGTAAACTACGTTTGGTGCTGAGTTGATGCCAGTAGCACCACTATTAATAGTTACATTTTCTCCAATAGTAATTGAAGAACCTGTGATTAAAATATCACCAGCAGTAATAGTATTATTATCTCCATCAATTATGACTGAAGATTTACCGACCGTTAGAATTCCAGTAACACGAGCATTTCCATCAACATAAAGTGCCGTAGATCCAATACCTATTGTAACTGTACCAATTCCATTTGACGAACCTAGAGTGGTTATTCCAGCAACTAAAAGATTTCTATCTACTTTAATATCTTGTCTAGCAGTAATAATTCCAATAGAATCTACGTTGGTTACATCTTCATAAGTTACTGTTCCAGCAACAGAAATATTTCCAGTAAAAGTTGCGTCTCCTTGAACGTAAAGTGCCTGATCTGATCGTGCCGTAGTTCCAATTCCAACATTTTTTACCGTATTGATGCCAACAGAATCAACCGCCCACGTTCCTCCCGCTCCGACTGATGATGAAGACATTAATGCAGTGCTAGCAATACCAACCCACTTAGAATTTGCCTGATCGTAAATTAATAATTTATTATTGCCAATTGTTTGATCAAATTCAACATCATCAAGATCCTTAATAAATCCGGCACCACCCCCACCTATTGTTGATAATTGGGTTTGAATTCTATTAATAAAAATTCTATAGTGATTTGCAAGATCATCTAAGGTTGCAAATTTTTTATCCATTGGAGTCAATGGATCTGGAGAAGATCCAATAGACTCTTCTTTAT